ACATGTGCCACATCCCGTCCGTCAGCGTCACATCGCCGCCCGGCCCCACCAAGATCCGCGCGTCCGCGCCTGCGGGCGTCACGTTCGCCCACGTGGCCGCCACCCAGTCGCCCTCGTCGGGCTCGGATGTGCGCACAATCGCGACGTCGACCGGCTCGTTGCCGATCACGCCGCCCACCCAGGCATAGATGTACTCCCGGCTCAGGGAGGAGATCCGCAGCGGGCCAGGGCGCATCACACCTCCACAGGCACAGGATCGGGCAGGGGAACATCCGTCCGCGGCGGCCGGACGATCCAGGTACGGCGAGGCGCCCCAGCGGCGCGCATCGTCCGCGGCCGCCCAATGGCCCCGATCTCACGCAAGCGCCGGGCGGAGAGGGTGTCGGCGGCCGCGCCCACGTCGGTCAGGCCGACGTCCAGCATCAGCCCGGCGAGCAGGGTGTCGGCACCCGCGCCGGCCTCGCCGAGCGTCACGGCCGCAGCGACGGCGAGCGCGTCGGCCGCGGCGGCGGTCTCGGCCGCTGGCACGGCGGAGGCGACCGACAGCGTGTCATCGGCTACGCCCTCGTCGGCCACCGGATGCGGCTCGCCGACCGCCAGCATCTCGGCGGCGGCCGCCATCTCGGCGAGCGGGACGCTCGCGGCGGCGCCAAGCGTGTCGGCGGCGCCACCTTCCTCGGCGAGCGCGGCCAGGAGGGCGCTCATATCGGCCGCGGCTCCGACCTCGGCGAGCGGCACCGAGGCGGCGACAGTGAGCGTGTCCGTGGCCGCGGCCTCGTCGTCCAGTGCTTTGCTCTCCGGGACGACTCGCGAAAGTGTGCGGTCCCGGAATCGGGCGAGTGACATCAGTCAGGCGTGGTCACAGACCACGGGAAGTTGCGGGCGGTCCCGGCGATCTGCTGGAGCGTCACCCTGCCGGTGTACGGCACCGGAACAGGGATGCTGATCTTAATAGGGTTGTCCTGAGGGCCCGCGAACGTTGCCCGGTAGGCCACATGTTCGGTTCCCCCACTCACCACGTTCTCCCAGATTGTGACCTGCAGGACGTCGCTGGTAGTCCCGAACGCCATCTCGGAGGTGTCCACGTGCAGGGTGAACGTGCGCGGGCCGGTCAGCGTGGTGAGCGTGTGCTCGACCCCGATCGTGGCAACCTGAACGCCGCTGGCGACGATAGTAAGCATGCCGCCCTCTCAGTAGGTGAAGCCGTACAGGCCCACCTCGAAGTTTGTGGTTCCGCTGACTGTGTCTTCCACGCGCCCGCCGCGAACCGCAAGCCGCGTCCCAGCCGGGATCGCCATCGCCAGCGGGTAAAACTGCGGGCTCGCAGGACTCACGTAATCGTCGGAGGCGGCTGTAGAGAACCGATGATCCGGAATGATCACGGTCTCCGATCCTGCGGGTCCGATGCCGACATCCAGGGCGAAATGCGCACTGTCGGCGAACTGCTGCCAGCCCTGCACTAGAACCATCAGGGCGTGAATCGGATGGACGGTGGATGCCGTCACCTCGTGCCAGCTCCAGTCGGTCTTATCGACCGAGGTTCCGGGGACGAGCTGGAGCCCTCCCGAGGTGGTCGCGCCGTAGGTCGTGATCAGCGTGGGGGCGGCCAGGCCAGTATCAGGTTCCCCACCAAAGAGCTGGACATAGATACGGGCCCGGCGGTTGGCCAGCTCGCCTCCGACCCGGGCCTGCAGCGTAGCGCCGACGGGCAGCCGGAGCGGGAACATGGTGCAGTAGCGGTGCCGATGTCCTAGCAGCAGATCCGCTACAACTACGGTGCCGTCGCAACCCAGATCGAGCGATGTCGCGGTGTTTCCTCCGCCGACCGAGGTCTGAAGGTAGGTTCCGAGTGCGATCCACCCGGTTTCGAACGGGATTTCGGAGGTTATCGTCACCCACGATCCTTTAGCCCCGGCCGTGGAGGAGCCGACGACTTCCACGGCCACAGGCGGCAGGGTCTGCGTGGGGAACTGCGGCAGCGGCCACTGCATGATCAGCTGAAAGTCACGGTCGCCGTCGCCGTCCAGACCTGTCCAGACGCCTTGGTGCCCTGGGAGCTCACCCGCCTGTTGAACAGCAGACCCACGGTGCTCCCGGCCGAGGCGGTGCCGCTGGTGATGTCCAGGCCGAACTCCTCCCAGTCGAAATTGGCGACGCTCGCCCCGAACGTCGCGCTGAACTGCATCGACCTCGTCCCGAGGGTCGCGGCCGAGCTCACCGGCTCGAACCACGTGTCCGACCCGGCCAGGTCGGTGTCGGCGTAGTCGGCCGCCGTGGTGCCGTTGCCCACACCGATCCGGGTGTGGGTGGCGTCCATGGCCTGCCCGCTGCCCCCGGTAAGCAGGGTCATCAGCAACGTCCAGCCCGCGTTCGTAATGACATTGCCGACCACCTCGGACACCGCGTACGGCCGCACCCGCAGCGCGTGGAAGTGGCGACCGAGCGGCTCACCGATGCCGGTCCTCCGCCGCACCCACGCCACGGCCTCAGAGTCCCACCGTTCCACGAGCCAGTGCGTGGTGCCGCGCCCGGACTCGGCCGGGCCGGCGCCCACCGTCACGCCGAGGGCGTCTGCTGCGCGCCCAGCGTCCATCTCACACCCCCGTCTCGGTCTGCTTGTTCGCCGCCGGGCGGCGCGCCTTGTTCGCCGCCGGGCGGCGCGCCTTCGCCTCGGCCCCGCCCTCGCCCTGGCCGCCGAGGAGCCCGTGCCTCTCGGCATCGGACCGGCGGATGGGCTGGCCCGGCGTGCACCACAGCCACCGGGCGGCCGGGTCGGTGTCCGGCACCACCCGGCCGTCCTCGGTCAGGCACAGCCGGGCAGCCGCGGTGACCCACTCGCCGCCCGGCTCATCGATCACGTACCGCATCGCTCACCTGCAGGAGAGTGGGGGCGCCCGCCCCCGCAGGGCGCCCCAACCTCGACGTCAGTCGCCGCCACCGCCATCGGCGAGGGTGACGACCCCGAAAGCTTTCGGCCTGTAGTGGATCATCGCCACGCGGACGTCGGCGCGGACGGCGACCTTGCCGCTCGCGAAATAATCGGAATGGCTGTTGCTGACCTGCACCTCGACGCCCCGCCTGACGGCCAGCTCGGAGAAATTGGCGTAGTCGCCCGCGACGACCTTGTCCGCCGGGGCCGCCACGGTCTCCACCACCGGCACACCCCAGATCGTCATCGGGCCGGGCATGCTCGGGTGCCCCCACACGTAGACACCGTCCGTGGTGCGCATCAGCCGCACCTGCTCCCAGACCGAGGGGCGCACGAACAGCACGGACGGCTCGGCGAACCCGTCCTCGCGGATCTTCCGGAACAGCTTGTAGATGGCGTCCGGCAGCGGGTCCGTCCCCTGAGCCTGCGTCTGGATGCCGACAACGTTGGCCGTGCCGAGCAGGTTCACGCCGGTGCCGGTGCCGTTGAGCACCTGCGAGTCCAGGCGCTGCCGCAGCATGTAGGGGAGGCGGTTGTTGACGTACGCCTCGGCCCGCGGCTCGTCCTCGAACGTCTCGTCCGTGATCGGCAAGAAGACGGCGATCTTGCGGACCTGCACCGCCTTCTCGGTCAGCTCCAGGGTCGCCTCAGGGTAGGCGGCACCCTCCGCCGTCTCGGCCGCGGTGGTGGCGAACGTCGTCTCCTCCATGTAGACGACGCTCGCCTGGCTCGTCGGCGTCTGCGGGATGCGGTTGACCACGTGCGGCGCCGGGGCCGTCGGGAACAGCTCCACCCGGCCGGTCCGCGTGCTCTCCGGCTCCCACGACCCGGTGCTGAACAGGTCCTTCAGGTCGATGTCCAGGTTCGCCGACGGGCCGGTCCCAGCGCCGGGCCGGTACCCCTTGAACGCGGCCGACTCCACGAACAGCCGCCCGAGGGACTTCGGCCGGCCGTCCTTCAGCTGCGGCTCGTCGGCTCGCGCCCCGTCGCCGGGCTCGGCGCCGCCCTTAGACTCCTGCTCCCGGGCGATCGCCGCGGCGCGAGCCACGACGAGCAGCTCGTCGACCTTCTGCTTACGCTCGTCGATCTCCTCGTTGAGCTTGCGGATGTGCTCGACCTTGGCGAGCGTGTCGCCCGGGATGCTCTTGACCCGGGACATGTCGTACTCGGGGCCGGCCTCGCGCAGGATCGTCGCGAGCTCGTCGCGCTTGGCGTTCAGCGCCTCCCGCGCCTCCTTCAGTGCCGGGAACTCGACAATCCGCTCCGGTGCTTCCACCGTCATGGCTTTTCTCCCCTAGATCCCCTGGATGCGAGCGATCGAGGCCGCGACCAGCGAGGCGATCTCCTCGTCGGTCGGGTCCTCGTCGCCTGTAGGTGCGTCAAGCAGGCGCTTCAGCCGCCGCATCTCGTCCTCCAGCCAGCCCAGGAGCTCGGCTGACGACGGCGCGAGGCCGGTCCTGCCCTTGGCGCGCCGGAGCGCTAGGACGTCCGAAGCGCGGTCAACGAACGCGGACACCACGGCCAGGGCGTGGTGACCCTCTTCTGCGAACTTCATGGGGCCGCCCGGCTGCGCGCGCAGCTCCGGCGGCTCCCGGTCGGCGTCCCTGATGTGCGCCGCAAGGTGCCGATACACGCCCTCGCGGTCGGCCTCCGGGATGTTCGCGCCCCCGCGGGCGCCGTTGAGGATCGCGATCCCGGCCAGGCAGGCCCGGATGTTCGCTGGCCCGCGGACGCCGTGGTGGTGCGGGAACTTGTAGCTGCTCTTGGCCTCTGGGTCGCCGTTCTCGTCGACCCAGGCGAACACCGTCCGCAGCTCGCTCGGCCGCAGGTCGTTCGGCAGCGCCGCCACCGTGGCGGGGCCGTCCCAGCTGCGGGACACCACGGGCGTCTCGTGCGGGGCGATCGCCCGCTTCCGGCCCGAGGGCGCCACTGAGGCCGTTGACGCCGCCTTCGCCGACAGCGTGCGCACCCCGACGCCGGCGCCCACGAGCACCGGGGACACTTCGTGCACGCGCACCTTTTCCAGGAAGCGGACCTGGCGGCCCTCGAACTCCCCAAAGCTCTGCTTGACGACGTCGAAGCCGTACGACCACTGGCCGAGGTCGCCCAGCTCCTTCACCACGGTGAAGGTGTCCCGTCCCGCGGCGGTGTTCATGAAGAACTGGCCTTCGAGGATGGCCTGGGTATCCGTCTGCCGGATGCGCGCCTTGCCGACCGGCAGCGCGCCCTGCCACGAGGCGTGGCCGTAGGCGGAGATCGGCACCTCCGCGCCGTCCTCGAAGGCACCCGGCCGGGTCACGTCGCCATCGGCGTCCACCACGTTGAAGGTCGAGAAGATTGCGGTGACCTCGCCCCGGTCCGCATTCTTGATCTCCACGCGGAGGCTCTTGGTGTCCATCACTGCTCCTCATCGGGATCGTCAGTGCCGACGGGCAGCCCGGCGACCGGCGAGGTGGCCCCGGTGGTGCCGGGCGGGTGCAGCTGCACCGAGACGAGGCCGGTGTGCCGCAAGAGGCCCACGTCCTGGGCCAGTACGGCGGCCTTGGCGGACTCGGCGGTGAAGCCCTCGCGGACCAGGTATGCGACGGTCTGCGCCTCGATGTTGAAGATCTCGGCGGCGTCCCGAGCGTCCTCCCGTAGGAACGCCACGTCGCGGTCGTCGTACCAGAGCTCGGCGCCCGACGGTGCCTGCACGATTGTCGACAGGGCGCCCACCGCGCTGCGCCACAGCGGGCGAAGCGTGCCGTCGGCGAATCTGCGTCTCGCCTGCCCGTAGTTGCCCGCGTTGAGGCTGGACCCCTGCAGGCCCTCGCTGAAGCCCACGATCGCGGCGGGCACCCCGGCGGCCGCCGCCAAGCGGGCCTCGCCGAGCGCCTGCACCGCCTTGTAGTCCAGGTCCCTGAGGCTGAACGTGAGAGGAACCACGTCCGCCCCGCCGCCCAGGTATAGCGTCGAGTAGGCGCGGTCGATGCCGCGGTGCTGCTCGTCCATCAGCGCCTTGAACCGCTGGAACATCTCCGGCGTGACGCTCGCGTCGAGGCGCACCGCCAGCCGTGGCGTCGCCGCGTTCTCGAAGAAGCTGAGCTTGTGCCTGGTGGCGGCGAGGTCGGCCCCGATGTCCCGCAGCACCGGGGTCAGCCAGCTCATGCCGCGCCACTCGGCCGTCGGGTCGGGGATCGGTGCGAAATGCGCCACGTCATTCGGCAGCAGGAACCACTCCTTCGCCGTCCCCGGCGGGTGGTAGTAGTAGCCGATCACCTCGGCGTCCAGCGCCCGGCCGTACAATTCCGGCTCGCTCCTCGACCCCGAGACGATCGTCACCCAGTCCGGCCGCAGCCGCCGCAGCCGGTCGCCGATACGGGCGATGTAGGCGTTGCCCGCAAGGTCGACGTCCAGGAGCATCCGCGCGAGCAGGTCGCCGGTCGTGCCACCCGGCCATGGCCGCTCCAGGATCTCAAGGTCCCGCGTGCCGAACAGGTCGCCCGGGCGGCCACCCATGAGGCGCCGGAACAGCAGCCGGGCCTCGCTGAAGACGGCCATGCGCACGAAGATCAGCGCTGCGATCGGCCCGGAGCGCTTGTAGATGTGGCCGACGTACCCCTCGAAGTCGTGCTCGATTTCCTCGCGCTCGGAGTTCAGCGACGACGAGGCGAGGAACGGCCACCGCAGCCGGTCCAGGTCCCAGAAATTGGGCTCAGACCAGGACTTTCGGGCGCGCTGAACGCGGCCGCGGTGTACCGCCGCGACGCGCTCCAGCAGCCCCATCAGCCCTCAACCCCGCCCTCACTCTCACGCCGGGCGGTGCCAGCCTGCCAGCCAGCGATCACGGCACTCCAGAGGTACGCCAGGGCCAGCCAGACCCTGCCCGCCAGCCAGCCGAGCACGAACGGGACGGCGAGCAGGACCGTCAGCAGCACGCGGCGGGGGTCCGCCGCGTGCGCCCGCTCCTCGATCCGGTCGAGTGGCACCGTCAACGCCATCCGTTCCTCCTACGCCCACACCGCGAACGGCTCGACCGGCCGCTCAGGCTCGGCCTGCCCTCTGGTCACCAGCCCCCACAGCGCCAGGGTCGCGGCCACCAGCGGACAGATGTCCACGCTCGCCGCCAGCGCGTCCCACGCCCGGCCCTGGCCGAGCCGCCGCGTCGCCGCGCCCGCCACGGCCACATCCAGCGCCGGGTGCGGCAGCACGCGGACCGTCGGCTCGCCGTCCTCGGGCATCACGCCGTCGATCAGCTGGCCCCAGGCATGGCCCACGTCGCGCGCGCTCGGCTTGGTGACCTCCAGCCCGGCCGCCTCCAGGTCCGCGATCAGCGATCCGGCCGGACTGCCCGCGTCCACTACCAGCGCGCACGGGTCCCACCGCTCCACCAGCTGCGCGGCGCGCTCGACCACCCACTTCGTGCCAGGCCGGTAGTCGACGACCTCCAGGTGATGCAGGCCATCGGCGCGGCGGCCCGCGACGGCGATCGCCGCATACGAGCGGCTCGGTGACACGTGGATCGCGAACGCCACCCGGCCCACCGGCTCGCTGCGCTCGTCGGCGACGGCCCGCCACTTGCCCTCGGGGATGACCTGCCACTGGTTGGCCTCGTCCGAGGGCCAGTCGCCCACGCCGAGGCGCTCGCGCATGAACCCCGTCAGGCCCATCGACGCGTACTCCCGCGCCACATGCTCCACACTGATCCTGATACCGAGCGCCGGATTCGCCTTTGCCCAGCTCGCCGGGTCACCCGGGTCGTCATGGTCGGCGCAGTCCGGCGGGCACTCAGGCGTGTGCGGCTCGATGCTCCACTCGAAGTAGGCCAGCGACGGGTCATCGCCCTTGAGCCCGCGCCGGCGTACTCGGGCCAGGTGCTCGCACGGCGCGATGCTCTTATCCCCGGCCGAACTGCCGTACCACAGCTGCGGGTTCGGCCGGGCCGACAGCGTCGGCATCAACGCGTCCACCGCGGCCGCCGGAAGGTTGAACGCCTCGTTCAGGATCACCAGGTCGCCGGAGAACCCGCGTCCGCTGCCCGTCGTGCGCGCCACGAACCGCAACCTCTGCCCCGTCAGCAGCTCCACGCACTCCTCGCCGTGGCTGGTGCGGACCCGCTTGACCCTGCGGCGCAACCAGTCGACGTTCTCCAGCCAGAACAGCACCCGGCGGAAGTGCTCCAACGTCGTTTTGAACTCGTGGGTGGAGTGCAGCAGCAGCTGCTCCCCGAACAGGAACAGCCCGGCCAGCTCGCGCGCCTCGAACAGGGCGTCCTTGCCGTTCTGCCTGCTGACGACAAGCCCAACCTCGAACGCCGCCCAGCGGCCGTCCTCGCGCTCGCCCAGCGCGTGGTGCAGCACGAATTGCTGCCACGGGTCCAGGTACAGCCCGATCTGCGCGCACAGGTCGATCGCTTCGCGGCCTGCCGACGAGGTGTACGGCGGAATCGAGACGATCCGCGGCTCCTGCCAGCCCAGCACGGCCGGGGCGTCCGTCAGCGCGGTCATGCCATCCGCCTCCGCCGCTCACGCCGGGCCTGCAACTCGTCTACCGGGTCGGCGGCACGCTGCGGCGTGGCCTGTGCCGCGAGCTCGACGAGCGCCGAGCGCAGCTCCTTGTGCAGCATCGCCGCGGCCGCGGGCCGCACGCCGGGCTCCGAGAGGCGCCGCGCAAGATCGAGCGCGCACGCCGCCAGGGCGCTGTCCTGCACCTGCCAGCGCTCCACCTCGGCGCGGACCGCCGCGGCCAGGCCCCGGTCACGGCGCGCAGCCATGGCCACCTCCCCGAGGGTCACTACGGACGGTGACAGTCACGCGGTGTACGCAGCGTGAACGGGACGCCGGCAGGTATGCGTCACGCAGCGTGACACGAGCACGGAGAGCGACGCTTTTGCGGTGGGGAGAGAAACGGGCGATGGGGCGGCCGGGTGCTTCGCGCGCGCGTACATACGTGAGCACCCTGCCCCCCACCCCCTCTGACCTGCGCAAATGCGACGATCATGGCCCCTGACCTGCGATGATTACCCGCCGTGCCCGAAAGGCCAAACATCACTCTCCGTAACTGACTACTGAATGTGACAACGAACTAAACGATCATGGTGGTGACGACGCAGCGTCACCACAGGCTGCGTCGTCGGCTACGACGAGCATCACTCGGTGCGACTGGCAGCGAGCGACGGCGAGCCGACGCCAGCCTGGCGGCCTGGGGCCGCCGCCGCCGCGAAGGGCGGGGCCTGCCGAGAAATGGGCGTTGCTACGTGGTGATCTGGTTGACCGCGGCGGCGGCGGGCGTCTGGGAATCTCAGCGCAAGCTCAGCACGATCGGCGACGAGCGTGGCAACGAGCGCCGGCGAGCCGACGCCAGCGGCACCGTCGGCGCGGCGCGGCCGGGCCGGGCCTGGGCCTGGATGGCCGCCGCGCCGTACCCGTCCCCGGTCTCCTTCGCCATCCGCCGCGCAAAGCGGCGCGGCGGTGCGGTCGCGCCGCGGCACGGCGG